GGTGTCGCCTCCGCCTGGCGCCTCAATGTCAATCTCTGGCAACACAACGCCAGCCACGTCAGCCCCCGCCACTCGGTTGTGCGGCGCTTTTCGCCACATAGAATTTCTTGTCGCGCGTATTCCAGGTCGCCGCCGTGACATCGACACCGGCAGAAATCTGAATGTCGCGCTCGCAACGCAGCTTCATGAAATTGCCGGTCTCGTAAGTCTCGAAAGTCGGCGGCGTATAGTTCACCATGAAATCGCCGGAACCTTGCGTGCCGTAGTACAGCGTGTTGTTGTCCACGAACGCGGTCACACCATCCTGCTGGGCGCAGCTTTGAATCACGTCCCAGTCGCTTTCGGCTTGTGAATTGTGGGCGTATTCCTGGCCGTCGAAGGTGCGGCCAGCGACCTTGCCGGAACCGCCGCCCTTGAAGCCGCAGCCATGCTTGGCGGCGATGTTGGCTGCGACTGTCGTGGTCGGCTGGTTGACCTCCTTCTGATCGTTGAATGTACCGATCATATTCGCAGTCACATCGGAACCGTACACCGTGACGATCCTGGTATCGAAATCGATGATGACCTTGTCGCACCAACCATCGATCAGCACGACCTCACCGGACGTGCCGTCGCCGTTGGTGCCACTCACCGATGCCGGGATCGGCGCCGTGCTGGCCCATATGTCTGGATCGGGAGTCGTCAGATCATCGAGCGCCATGACAGCCTCGAACTTGTGGTCGGTCTGCAACGCGCCGCGTTCCACCTCGCAACTGATCAGATTGATTTTTGAACCGAGCGCGTTGAGATAGGCGCGCGGCGCGCGAACCGTGCCAGCCATGTCAAACCCTCTCTCATGGCCAGGTCTTTTTATGGCCAAGTGGCGCCGGTATTCACATTGGGAAGCTGCAACAAGCCGGGAGCCTGGATGATAAAATTTGGCGCGCCGCCAGGTACTGCGTTCAAGGCCCAGATGCGCCACCATTGCGTGGCGTCGTCCAAATAAAGTTCGGCCAGCCGGAACAGGTTTTCGCCGCCGATCACGTTGATCGCGGTGACGCCCAATGGACTGCGGATCGGTAGCTGTGGCACCGCAGCCTCCCTAAAAATAATGTGTGCGGCTCAACCGCAAAGCAGGGTCAAGTTGCCGACGATGCGGCCAAGATAGGCCAGGACCGCAACGACATCGGCCTCGCCCCAACACAGGCCGACCTCAATGACGAAATCGTTGTAACCATCGAGCGTAGAGATGCCGTTGATGGCGTCAAGATTGATGCCGGCCGGCACGGGCGACCCGGCCAGCACTACGGCATAAGCTTGTTCTGCCGCCGCTATAGCGTCCTGCAATTCGGCCAATGTCACATTAGCGATCGAACCTTGGCCGGCCGCCAGATTGATCGCGGCCTGCGCCGCCGCCATCGCCGTAGTCATCGCTGGCGTGATGGCGGACATGCTGATCTCGCTTTATGGAACGATGATGCCGAGCAACGCATCGATGGTCAGATCGGCCGTCGTCAATCCCGCGATGGCGTTGAAATCGTTGACGATGGTTTGATCAAGAGTCACGGACTTGCCGACACTCTGGGCCGGATTATCGGTCACCACCTCACAAGTGATGGTATAGGCGATCTGCCATTCGTGCTTATAGATCGCCTGGAATTCCTGCACCACGACCAGATAATTGAAGCTGCCCCACGTCAAAGATACTTGCGCGCCAGCCTTGCGCATCGCATCGATCTGGCGCGCCCGCACGGATGGCAGCGGATGGGCTTTAGTGGCGTACAAATTGCCGGACCATTTGATGGGGTTCGGGTCAGGCCCCATGGCATCGATGACGCGGGTCCCGCCCAACAGCTTGTGGATGGCAAGCTGTTGCTTGCCGCCCCACGGCACAAAATCGGGGATTTCGCGTTCGACAAATTGAATCGATCCGAGCAAAACCCCCGGCATGGCGGATCAACCTTTGTTTGTTTGGATAGAAAATGGATTACACGGACAGCGGTCGGACGCCGGAATAATCTGCCATCACACCAGACCCAGACCGATGATTGCCCATCGATACCATGTGTTTGATCGTGTTCTTGGCGACGGTTCGACCATCGAGCAGAGACGTATGATGAATGATGATATCTTCGTGCTTGGGATGCGGAACAGAATCAGGCCACAAGCCGCCGCCGCGCTGATCCATGGCGCCGCCATTTTCCCATGGTCCGGAAGTCCAAGGGCCGACGCCTGTACCGACGTGTTGCTGCTGGTCAATACGAAACTTGGCGGTAGCTGCATGACCGGCACCGCCGCCCCAGTCATTATAAATCGCACCGCGAGAAGCGCCTGGCGGTAAAATTCGGCCACCCTGCCAAGCCGCGTTAGGATCACCAGGGCTGCCCTGATCAGTGGCACCCTTTAATCTGTTGGCGCCGGCCCAGACTTTGTCAATCGCAGCCTGCAACTTGGCTTTGAGAGCAGGATTGCGTTCGATGGCCGCCATCGCGCCAGGTAATGCACCACGGTTCACCGGACCATAAAATCCACCATGGATCAATTGATGAAGGCTCTGATGTTTGCCTATGGAATCAAGATAGGCCGATCGGTTCGCCAGCGCTTCGATTGGTCCCTCTGGGTCATAGGCATCTTCCGTAGATGCCACGCCTCTTAATTCCGCTGCCAGCTGTGGGTCGGCGCGAGCCGCGGCGGCCATACCAGCACGTTGTGATACAAGGTAGGCGCTGCCTGTCCCAGAGCCGCCGCTGTCGCCCCATGCACCGAACCGCGACTCCTGCGCCCATGGCGCGGCGCCAGGTGCTGCGCGTCCTGGATATCGAGACGGATGACTCCACGACGATGCGCCGGGATTACCCGGCTCGGCATCGCCGCTTGGACTGTGGCGATAGCGCCCGCTTGACGCACCAATCCTGGTATCATTATCGTTCTTGCCGGTGCCAAATTGCGGCGGTGGAGTGAGAACGCCAAACTTTTCAAGTAGATGAACCAACCAATCAAAGAAACCTTTAATGCCAGGTGCAAACATCAACAATGCGCCACCGAGCGCGAGAATGCCAAACGCGATCCACCCGACTGGACCAAGCGCAGCAAACAATGCAACGCCGGCCGCGCCCATCAGCGCCAAGGTAATCACGCCAATGCCCTCGCCGATGTACTGAAACACCATCGGATTTTCATGGGCAAACTTGCCGAGCGGTCCGAGAAAATACCGATTGATCTTCTGCATCATGTCGATTGCGACCGGCACCAACGCGGAGCCGAAGCCCTCGATCATGGTACTCCACTGCGCGTTGAACGCTTCCATGTTGGTGGCAAGATCATTGTCCATCAACAATTTGAAACTGGCGTCAAGGTCAGGTACGTCGCCACGCGACGCGCGGGCTTTCTCATAAGGCGAGTCGGCGCCCATATGCGCCCGGCCCTGCATCACCCATGTCGTCATCAGTTGCGCCAGTACCGGATTGCCGGCAATCTGTGTGATGATCTTTTTGATGTGTTCCGGATCGGTGACGTGAGCCTGATCGAGCGAAGGCGCCAGGAATTTCTGCACCCACTCGTAAGGGTCTTTGTTGAACAGCGAACCGCCTTGCAGGATTTCCTTGTTGCCCTGCATCCGGCCGATCAAGCCCAACTGATACGCGGTATTGCCAGCCGTGGCGCCGGCACCGACAGGCATGCCCTGGGCAAACATGTGCGTGTACGCATTGGCCAGGGCCTGGCCCATGCCGCCGCGCATCTGCGCCGACATGCCGCCATGCGTCGCCATCTGCGACGCGGTAGAAGGCAAAATGGCACCAAGAAAATCGTCAGAGAGATTGAGACCGGCGTCACGCGCGGTCAACAAGATGCGCTGATACGCCGTGCCAGAGATCGCGCCGCCAGACGCTTGCACGCCGGACATCATGACTTTGACCAGGCGATCGGCCTCGCCAGCATCCCCGGTGCGAAGCCGCGCCGCCTGGATCAAATCCCAAGCCTGATCGCCGGCACCAGCACCAAGTTCGGTGCGCAATACGGTCTGCGCCTTGACCACGGTATCGAGCAATCGATCGGCACCGGCACCGGAACCAAACATGGTCCGCAGCCGGTTCATGCTGTCGAGCGCATTGCTGGCCGAAATCGTTTGCAGCCGCGCCGACGCCTCGAAAGCTTTGGTGGTATCTTGCGCGATACGCAAATTGGAATCGCCGGCAAGCCGCATCTTGTTCTGTTGCGTCACCAACACGCCACCAGCCTGGACCATCTTTTCCAGAGTGTTGAACGCTTTCAGGCCGCCGTAAAAGAATGAACCGCCCTTGAGAATCTGTTGCAGGTTGCCGAACTGCTTTTCAAGCCTGCCAACCTTGGCGCTCAGATCAGTCAGTCCGGTGCCGATCGAGGAAAAGGTCCGTGACCAGTTGCCGCCCCATACCATATTGACGCCGACCTGATAGGTATTCGGCATGGTCTGAGCGCCCTTGTTTCACGGCAATAAAATGCTTATATACGAACTAGGAAATTTAATCGTAACCCAAGGAAAAAACCCCAATGATCGACCCAAATGAAATAATGAACCGACCGTACTTTTGGACAAAATTGTTCTGTGGCTGCATCGTCTTTGGCGTCGTCGTGGTCGCCCTACTGACGGCCTTTGCCGGACCGCCATACGGCCCATAACTGACTTATGGCAACGCTGACAGAATGAGCCGCGCCGCCATACCGGTGGCCATCACCTGATCGATCGCGTCGCCAACCATCTGATCGATTTCATCGCGCTTGTGTTCCACCGCGCCGCCCAGGAAGGGCCGCGGCGGAATCGTTGCCGTGCCGTATTCCTGATCCGCCGCGATCGGATCGTCCGAACCGACCGCCGCCGAAACGCCGGGGATGATGATCACGGTCTCGATCGAATCGCGCATCGCGCCGGAGCGCAGCAATGGCTCGTTCTCAGCATAGCCTTGCCTGACCCGATCGGCCTTGGTGGCATCGGCCAATTCTGGCCAGCCGTAGTCGTAAGTGCCGATGACGCGCTTGGCCTCTGCCTCAATGATCTGGCAAGCACGTTCCAGGGTATTGATGTTGGTCACCTCGACCGCGGCCGACATGCCGGCCATGTAGGCGGCGAACTTGTCAAGTGAATCAAATTGCATTGCAAGTTTGCCTGATCATTTTTGATCCTCGAAACGCATGGTGCCGAAATCGAACTTGCTGCCTTCAAAGCGGCCGAAGATCACCGCATAGGCAAAGCGCTCATCGTCACTCAAAGTCATCGCCACGTCGAACGGGATGCCGTGCCAAACCAGCCACAGCGATTCGTTGAGGTCCGGATTCTCGATGATCATGCGCAGCGTTTCGGCGCGGCGCTGGTCCATCACCGGCTGTGACAGGGTCACTCCGCGACAGGCTCATCGTCGGCCGGCGCCGCCACGCCGAATTCATCAACCAGGCATTGCGACACCGCTGCCAAGCCTTCATCGCCAAGGCGTTCCAGGATCACCTCGATCTGGCGCTCCGAATTCGGCGGCGCCATTTTCTGGCCGTCCAACTCGCGCACGCAACACGCCAGCATGGCGTGACCGACCACAGGATCGTTGCGGGCGTTGTCGGGACCGAGCATTTTCAGGATGCGATAGCGCGCCACGGTCGAAGGCTTCTGGATTCCGATCCGGCGCCCCTTAACGTCATTGCAGTATTTGATCGCCATGGCCTCGTTGATCACGGTCTCGCTTGGCGTCGCGCCGACCGTTTGGTCAACGTTGCGCATCGTCGCTTTGGGTGGCATTGGTAGACCTCCACATAACAAATACAGGCCGCCCGAATGGGCGGCCTGGCAGACACGAAAAACAAAACTGAAAACCTTAAAGAGAGGATCGTCCCTGCCTGGCGCTCAAAAAAATCAGGTGATCCGCACCCGCGTGCCAGAACAGAAATCCAAGGTCTGCGAGACCTTACCGTCAGCCTGGAAACGACCGGGATCGGCGACCCAGAACATGGCGTTGTTGTATTGCCATTGCGTCACCGAGCCATTGGATTCGGTAATGGTTTCCAGAATGGTGCCGGACGGCGTATTGCCGCCCGCCCAGAAATTGGCCTCAAGCGACGCCTGGAACGCATCGAGCGTGTCGTCCTGGCGATCGACAGTGACGGTGCCGGTCCAACCGTCCGGAATGTAGATCGGCATCGGCGGCAGATTGAGCGGGCGCGACCAATCTTCTTTCTTGGCCGGCTTGGCATCGAACTGCGTCACCTGAGACGACGCAATCACGATCGACGTGCCGCCCTGCGCCGCGAGCGTAATAGTTACGTCGCGACCTACGGTATAGCCATTGACCGGCATGGGAATGTGTCCTTAAAAAGAGGATTGGCAAAAAATGCAGTTATGCGCTGCGCAGCAAATATGATCGGCGCAGCGAACTTGATCAGCCGAACGGCGCGGCGCCTTGGCTCAGCGGACCGCCAGCGGTAGCGGGGCCGGGCAACGAGTCGGAAATTGTCACGGTCTGGCCGCCTTCAAGATCGATGACGAAATAACGGATCACCGCCAGATAGATCACCTTGCAATAGGCGAACTGATAACCGAGAGCGACCATGTTCTGCGGGTTGTTGCTGTCGTTCAAGATCACCTGATAACAGGTCTTGCCGTCAGCGGTGCCGATCAGACCAAGGAATTGCAGTTCGGCAAAGAACGCCGACAACGTGGTCTGGGCCTGATAACGTTCCTCCTGGGTCTGCAACTGGCCGACATAGAGGCCGCAGCCCTGCGCGATGGTGCGCGCGATAAAGAACGTCATGCGCGTGTAGTTGTCGCCGTTGACGGCAAGGTTCGACGACGTATTGATGCCGAGCCGCAGCCCGAAATAAGTGCCGCCAGGATTCGGATTGCAGATCACGTCGATGCCGGCCAACGACAGCGCTTGCAGATCGGCATTGGTGTATTGAAGGCCGGTCGAGCTTTTCTGCGTGCCGACAATGCCGGACATCGGCTTGTTCATCGGCGTCTGGCTGGGGTCCTGATTGCCCATGAAGCCGGCAACAAAACCTTGCGGCGAGATCAGCCGTTGCACGCCGGTAATCGGATCGTTGATGTAAATCCAATCACCGAATTGCAGCTTGAGAATAAAGCTATCGATGCCGGCATTGGCCTTGACCGTCGCGGCGTTGGCGATGCTGTCGCCGAACGGACCGGTGGCGATCATATAGATGCCTTCGGAAGCGCCAAACGCGATCTGTTGCGACCAGGTCGTAGAGTCATCGCAATCGACCAGCACGCCCATGGAAATGAGCGCGGCGCGCATCGCAAACATGCCGGTGCGCGGGATGGCGTCCTGACCGATCAGCGCGGGCGCGCCGAGTTGGCCAATCGTGGCCGGGCTGGCGCCATCGGTGCCGCCTGTCAACGTGTACGCTGCCAGTGCCGGCAGAGCCGTGCCGACGCCAGCCGCGGCCGTGGCGCGCTGTGACGGGCCACGCAAGCCGGAGATACCGTTGTTGATCGCCGAAGCAATGTTGGGCCAGAACGACACGATCGGCACCAAAGAGCCTGCCGTGCCAGTGCCGCCAACAAGCGTTGCGGTCGGCGCGGACGAATCGTAACCGGAGCCGCCAGTCTGAATCACTGGCGTACCCAGCACCCAGGCCAGCGTGAACGT